CGCCGTAATCCAAAAGATTTTTTGATTGCTGTTCGTCGCATCGTTGATGTAGATCGTGGACTGCGCATCTCCGGAAGTTACTACTCCAGATAAGTCAGGACTCCCATCAAGCGTAACCACCGATCCAGCAACTGACGCAGCAGTGCCCGTCAGGTTCGCCGAGTTTTGATCTGTGCTTCCTGAATTGGTCGCTGATCCACCTGTATCCACATACAGTATTCCGGCGACTGATGCTGTAGACACTAAGCAAAGAGCAAGGGCAATCCATCTCATGTGAAATCCCCCGCTACAACACAGCTCACACTTGCCGGAGTCGTGAACTCCCAAGCGCCGTTGACGGATTTCCAATTGAACTCAATAGAGTCGTACACACCTGCCGCTGCACCGGATGGGATCAGTGTAATAGCTGTGCCCGTCGCGTCCTCTATCGTCACGGCAGCGCCAAGAGCGGAAGTCACAACGCAATGATAGGTAGCGAACACGTCGGCAACCGCGCCACTTGCACCGAGAACCTGATCGGTTTGCGATGCAGCTACTTCCTCATACTCCAGCCCTGTAGCCGGAAGCTTAGGCAGTGTCAGCACATCGACGTTGCCTATGTTGGTATCTCCGGCAGCAATCGTTGCGACGTCGACATCGTTGGCTGTAGTGGTCTGGTTGATGCTAATCGTGCCGCTCGTAACGGTCACGTCGTTATTCGTTCCCAGATTAACCGTGAGTCCGTCCGTTGCATTGCCCTGCGAACACACGGCCTCCCCGCCAGATGCAGGGCACGCAATGAACCCGCCAGCTACGTTATCCGTACCGGCACCGCTGTCCAAATCCTGCACATCCTGCTGGATGGGGTCCCAATCGGTGCCGTCGTAGGAATAGAGCAGCGACCCGACAAAGGCGCTAACTGGAGAATCAATGGCAGCTTCAAGATTGGTCGCTCCTGCCAACTCAGTTAAGCCAAGTGCGCCAAAGTCCACTCGCGTACCAGTATCATCGCTCACAGTCATCCACTTGGCGCCGAACTCATCGACGCGATCTTCAATCGCATCACCTTCGATTGGAGTTAGAGTCGACAGAGCATCATCGCGCTTGGAGACACTCAACGTACCGGTTGGAGTCGCACCCAGGGCAGTGTCGATAGCATATTGAGTGCCGCCACCGACGCCGCTAACCGTAGCGCTGCATGTCGCAGATGATACCCACGCAGCGCCAGACCACTCAGTCACGGTCCCTGTATCGGTAGCGATATGACATGCGCCTGCATCTGCCATTGCTAGAGCGGCAGGTCTATCGGCAGCGGCAGAATAGATGTATTCGCGCTGAGCGAAGAATCTGCGGTGCACCGGACCGGCTTGCGCCGCGACCGAGAATAGGAACAGCACAAGCAACACGATAGATCGATTCATAGGATTTACCTCAGGTCTTGGTTAGCTCGCACATCATCTCGTAGCCATGCGGGAGCAAGCGCGGCGGACCGCGTACCGTGTAAGCAATGCCGGCCACCGTAATCGCATTGCCTTCGGCGATGCCGACGAACTGCGTTTTTGGAAATCTGATAGCGTACTCGGTGGATTGCACAGCTCCGCCGAGCACGTCGGTAATATCCGGGGTCGTAAACAACACAGGAGCGGTTTCAGCACCGAATGTTGCGGACTTCGTTAGGTCCTCGCTTTCATAGATGGCGGCCAAATCGGCCGCGACGTCGATTGTCACTTGCTGCTCTTCTTGCTTGCGATCTTAGCCTTCGGTGGCTCAGCCTCATGCCTTGCCGCTTCCTGTAATGCGTCCGGCGCATTTTGCGGCTTGGGCGTAGTAGAACCGGTACTCTCCAGTGCCAGCGCGTCCCCCATGCCTTTAGGCAGGGCCTCGCTCCAGCCAAACCACTCCCCATGCTTGAATTGGATTTCGCCCAGCACATCGTATATGCCGTCGTGCACTGGCTTCAGCCGTAGCATGCGATGCTTTGCTTGCTCGTCGGTGAGAATTACACGACCCGACGCAACGCGTGCGACAGATCCGATCACTCGGTAATTGTTCATAGCGTCTCCAAAAAAAGAGCCGGAGGAAGAGCCTCCGGCAAGTTGCTCCTAGAGAGGAGATTACACCTGCGAAGATTTTAGACCAGCGTCACGTAGCAAGCACGCTGCCAGTATCCGTACCCGACGCCGCGCCAGGCATCAATGCCGAACTGCCAGGCATCATTGTCGAACTCGTACTCGCTGCCCTCCGCCTTCACCTTGAGCTCAACCTCCTGTTCCGTCTGTTTGATGAGCCCCTTGATCGGCGAGTCAGTGCGAAACACCGCGAATGAATCCGTCCATGTCAATCGCACATTAGGCTCGACGCGAACAGAAAAGCGCGATAGCAAGTTCGGGTTCATGTTCTGCTGAGTCGCTGCGGTCACCATCGGCGAAATTGCGCCTACAGCTGCCGGGTACAGAGCCATAGGAACAAGCACGAGGAACTGACTGGCGCCTTCGTTCATCGGCTCGCCCCGATCGTCCTTGAATGATGCGATCTGCACGATGGCCTTGAGGATTGCCCATTGCATTTCCTCGACACTGGGGTTCGTCACGACGCCGTGAACGACGGTAGGCATAGTGGAAATGTCGACCGTGATGTCGTTGTCCTGCGTGCCTGAATCGCCTTCGGTGTGATCCGTGTCGAAAAAGAATTGGCCATCGTAGCATACGGTCGATGGCGCTAGCAGGATCAGATCGGTCAACAAACTGGCCCAATGCGTATTAGCCCGGTCCACGAACTCACCGATGCGCGCCTGGATCTGCGGCGTCTTATCACGACGCACATCCACCTTGCGCACTTCGATAGTGGATTCGTAGTGCTTATTGACGATGGTGATGCCCTGGCCGCTGAATCCTTTCGCTAAACGGCTACCGATCCATTCGCGCATCGCCGGGGACTTGCCCAAGAAATTGTAGGTCTCGCTGGATTGATCGGAGGCGAACATATTCGATACGCCCTCGACCCAACCTGCACCTACATCCTGCTGCATGCGATCAAAGTACATACCCATGATCGCACGGCTGGAAAGTAATTGCTGGTCCATAAAGTTTCTCCTCGAAAAAAAACCGGCCGAAGCCGGTTATGGGGTGAATGAAATCGTTTGCATTACGCCTCTTTAGTCCACACCGACGGCGTGCCTAGCACGATGTTGCCGAGTGATGCCGAGTAACCGTCAGCGTCTCCGAGGAAGATCCGCGCGCTATCGCCGCGTCGTTGCGTCGCCTTGGTCAACAACAAGTCCTTGTTATCCGTGTCGGTGAGATCCGCAGCGCGGATGCCATCGGCCGCGGCCGGGTCAACCTTGACCTGCGTGGTTCCGTAAGCATCAATCGCTACGATCAGAATGTCGTTGAGGCCATCAGCAATTGCCGGCAATGTCAGAGCATCGCCATCAGCTGCCGATGTGCAGAAGAACGCCTTGCCGCAATCCTGCGCGTCGAAGGTCTTGACGCCGGCGAGCGTCTCGCGCACAGCCCATTCAGCATACGGGTCACTCATCGTGCGGACGTCGTAAGCGACGATGACAACGCCCGATGAGACAAACCGATCTACGCGACCGACAAAGGACGCGCCCACTGGGCTGAAAACGAATGTGTCATCGTCCGTCGCATACACGGGCTGACCGATATCCGTAATCACGGCGCCGGATACGGACAGCTGGATCTCTCCCGACTGCACGACCTGCACTGTGATAGCTGCTGCGGCCCCGGCGGAGTTATCCGCCTTGAATTCGCAGAAGCCAACGAAAGCGTCACCGCCCACAAGGGGGCGCGCATGGCCTGATGCAGTAACGGCACCGACAGCCGCGCCCTCATAGATGATGTCGCTAGCTACGACGGACAAGTGATTACGATTCCCGCCGCTGCCATAGGCGCGCGGCTTATTCGCTGCAAGAGTAGTCATGTGATGATCTCCTTACGGGCAACAAAAAACCCGCGCCAGGCGGGTTCGTTCCCGAATAGTTGAAAGAAAAAGTTAAGCGGCGGTACGATGCCCGAGCGACTTGATCTGCCCTTTTGCATCTGCGCGCGCCCATGCCAGATAGGTTGCGAATGTGCCGAACTCCTGACGTAGCGTTGCATCGCGCTCCCAGCGCTGCGTGCACTCAGCTTTCATGCTGTCATCGTCCATCTCTGAGAGAGAGCGATCTGCTGTATCCTCTGGCGCCGGAGCATTCTGCACTTTGTTGAGTGCAGCGGCATCGGTGCTGAGAGCCGCAGCCTTACCGGCGAGCTTCGCTTTTTCTGCTGCCAATACCTGTACAGCTGCCATTGCGCCAGTTGTCTTGCGGTCGTACATGAGCGTAGCGATGAGCTCCTCATGCCCTGGCATCGATTGCTCTTGCACAGACCGGATGCGCTCGCACTCCCTCTCGCAGCCATCGAAGACACCTGAGTTGTATGCCCTCTCTTTCACTGAGGCAATCAAGTCTGGGCGCTCGTTCTCTATTACATCAATTGTCAAAGTCTTGAGGTCCATGTCGGCCTCCTGTTCAGTGGTGGGTGGTTGCGTCAGTGGCTTAGTGGCAGCCGCCGACGCCTGCATTGCTGCCAATTGATTCGGTAACTTGTGGAATCGCGAAAGGTCGAACATCGCGGCTGCCTTCACGGGCTCCGTCATTTCATCGGCCAAGCCAAAGTCGACAGCTTCTTTGGCCGTAAGCCAGGTTTCATCGGACATCAGATCGGCAATATCCTCATCGGACATGCCAGACTTGCTGCGATACGCGGCAATCAGCCCGCCCTTAATCTTGTCGAGCGCTTCGGCAACCTTCCGCATGTCCTGCGCGGTGCCCATGACTACACCAGACGGATCATGGATCATCATCATGGCGTTTTCCGGCATCACGATCTTGTCTCCGGCCATCGCGATCACGCTGGCGATACTCGCGGCGATGCCATCAATCGTAACCACAACCTTGGCCTGGTGTGCGCGTAGCATGTTGTAGATCGCAATGCCGTCAAAGACGTTGCCACCTGGGCTGTTGATGCTCAGGTCTATATGCCGAATGTCCTCGCCAAGAGCTTTGAGATCTTGCGCGAATTTCTTGCTCGTCATCCCATCGCCCGAGAACCAATCAAGACCGATTTCCTCGTGGATCATGATGTCGGCCTCTCCCTCGGCCTTGGCGGTCATTGTCCAGAATCTATTGCGCGTCTTCATCGTCAACGTCCTCCTTCATCATCTGTTGCTGTTGCGTATTCGGCGCGGTCTGCTGTTGCATCATCAGCCCAGCCTCTTCGCGCATATCATGCTCTTTCACTTGCTGCGGGTGTTTCGTTTCCCAGTCCGAGCCGTCATAAGCAACGCATTCCTCGGCCAGAGTTGTGAGTCCGATCTGCAATCGCTTCTCAGCGGCCGACGCCTCCTTCAGTGGATCGATTGCTCCAGGTCCGTCGCCCTGCCACTGCGCCTGCGAATAGGCATGGCGGATCAAAGGATCATCAAAAAAGCCAGGGGCGCTGATGCGCCCGAGCGATATCGCCTCTGCTAAAAACTCCTCATATACAGGCTGACAAAAACAACAGGCCAGCCACTCGCGGCGCACTTGCCAGAAATGCCACGCATCGAGCAAGGCTGCACGCGAGGCGCTGTAGCTCGATTGGAAATGCTTAATCAGCACTTCGTAGGGCAAGCCCAACCCAACGCCAACGTAACGCACGAATGCATTCACAAACGGCTCGAAACTGGCATTCGGGCGCCCGAGGTTCGGCGATGTGACTTTCGTGCCGGCCGGCAATTGCGCAACGAGCCCAGGGCTGAGCGATCCATCCCACGCGCTACCTTTCTGAACATCGCCGGTCGGAGTGTAATCGCCGGTCGCGGCTGATACCGTCGGGTCAAACCCTGCGCCGGATTCCGACTCGATGAAGAGCGCGATGAAACTTGCGACTACCGCGGCATCGAGCTCCGCTTGCGAGTATTCGCCGAGCTGCTTCAGCGCCTCGATGACCGGCGCCAAGTATGGGACGCCGCGCGTTTGCCCAGGGCGCAGCATCTCGTAGAGATGGATCACATTGCGCCGGCCGCTGGCCTGCCCGATAGCAGGCACGATATCCCATTCGCGACTGATCATCCTGAGCGAGCCAGGGTGTTCTTTCAGAATGTGGTATGCGATCGGGCGGCCATTGCGATCCATCTCGACGCCGCCAGCGAGGTCGCGGGTATCTTGCAGATTATTTTTGTTGACTACGCGGTGAGCTTCGACGAGTTGCACCTTCAGCGCGTATGCCTGATTGCGATATCGCCGCATCGGCAGGATCGCGAATACATCGCCAGATTCCAACGCAGAGCGCAAGGCCAGACTTTGCAGTCCGTAGAAAGTCAGCCGCGCGCACGCATCGCAATTCTCTGGACGCTCGCACCACATGCGCCACTCAAGCTCCGTCGTACTCTGCCACGCCTGGCCCTGCTCTTCAGATAGCCCGAGCACTGAAGTATCTATGCGCGATTGCAGGGTGAGCCCCGTACCGACTATATGCGCAACGTTAGTGCCGACGGCCCCACTAGCGAGCGGGTTGTTGCGCACCAGGTCGTTCGATCGATCGCGCAATACCGGCAGATCAAACAATGTGTCTGCATCGGCGGAGTTCCCTCGGGTCTTCCATCCCCAATTCGCCATCGACCGCTTGCTACGGTCTGCGCCCGCGTACTGATTGATGATCGATACGCCGAGACGCGCCCGCAAACGATCCAATTCCGATCGCGGGCTGAAATACCCGATGACGCGATCAAGAGCGGTCCGCTGCAATAGCGGCCGCTTAGTCTCTGTGATGTCGCGCATTTAGCGAGCCGGGCTGATGCCGCGCAGCACGATAGAGCCGGCGCCACTAATTTGATTGACCTTGCCTTGCCAGTAATCGATGTTCTTGCGGATCTCTGCGGAGTTCTCGCGCGTCAGGCTTACGTCCCCGATGGTGTAGGATCTGCCTTGCGCGACCGCCAACGATGCCGCAAGCCATGTGTTAAGTTGTAACTCTGCGTCAGTGAGTGTCATTGCGGACTCGCCTAGTTAATCCAATCCTGTGCTGATGCTACTTGAGCATCAATCCATGCTTGCGTATCTCTGGGGGCGGTGTTTTGTGCCGCTGCAATTTGCCTAGTAATCCACGGTTCAATATCTCTACTGGAGATGTTCTGTGCCGCGAGGATCTGAGCTGCATTCCATTGGCTGGTGTCTCCTTGCGCGATGCCCTCCGCTGATAAAACTTGAGCAGCAACCCACTCATCGGTATCACGTGGCGTGATATTCTGCGCCGACAAGATCTGCGCGGCTATCCATGCTTGGATAGGTGACAGCGTAACCTGCGGCGACGCCCCAAAGCCCAGATTAGCTAGCAGTAACAGCAACATCACAGCAACACCAGCCCGCCGATCACCAACAAAAGACAGAATGTCCCGGCACCGCAGAGCATGACTCTTGTTCCTATTGTTGGTGCAGCTGGCGGTGCCGCACCACTGGCAAGAAGCAGTGACATCAGAAGGCCGCTACTTCAGCCCATGACGTGTTGGCCGCAAAATGCCATGTCATGCCCGCCGGTAATGCATTACCTGTACGTATGATCCATCCCTCATTTTGCGCCATCACCAGAGGATGATCGCTTGCGGAGTCCACATTCAGCAGTTCCGTCAATGGGACTAGAGTCAAATCCACCGAGGTTGTAATTGCGCCAGTGCCAACACCATAGGCCACTGCGCCGCAATCTTGCGTATCCAACGTTTTCGTTCCTGCTCCAAGAGCGGCAGTAGTCGCGCAGCCGATATCGTTGACGAGTGATGTCCCCATGCTGGTGCGCAGTTTTTGGTTATTACCAGTCATCGTTGCACGAGTGCCACCTGTTCCTGCTGCTGTCCATGACCGAGCCATAGTCATGCGGAAGGCAGCCAAGGCCGCAGCGCTTGCTGCCACATTCGCCCCGGCAGCAATTGCCGCTCTATAAGTCACTGCAAAACGCGTTGCGTCGGGCCAACGAAATTGAAAGATTTCCGAGTTTGCAGCAAGAGACACAGCCATCGTGCCCGATACCATGGCGATGCGATAAAACCCTAGCGCGCCATAATCAATAGGTCGCGCAGTAATACGCAATGCGCGAAAGGTTGAACCATCGACTTCTGCGATGACGCCGCCGTTGCCCTGGATTTGTATCGCCATGTTTATCTCTTCCTCAAGAATAACGAAAGGGAGCGTGCGTCGCGCAAGTCCATATGTATGCTGATCTTGGTCCAGCCAATTTCTAAGGCGCGTGCGATTTCCTGATCCAGAGCATCGGCCAAAGCACGCGGAGCGAATTTGTCCAGCGATGGCCCGTCAATTATGGGCAGATTTTCAACATGGCCGGCCCTCCTGATTGCTTCCGTAACCCCTCTAGCGCTCATCTTAGGTCGCGCCACACTAGCGGCCATATGAAGTGATCTGGCCTCGAAGTTCTCCAGCACTAGATGCTTCCGTGTGTACGTTAACATACGTAACGCCTGCGCGAATTGCAGCAATAAGTTCGCTTAATTCTCCCGCGCTTAATTGCTGCCCGAACGTTGCACTAGCTACAACTTTTGTAGCAGTGATTGTTCCGCTAACACTCTGTCCATTAGCAGGGCAAGTTGGGGTCCCACTAGGTCCAGGTATTGCCTCGGTCGCACACAGCCAGACAACCACTCCACCATTCACCCCTTGCTGGGCAAAGTGAATATGAGCTTGACTGACTGATGTAAGTCCAGAATACGTTAACTCATAGTTAATGGTGTTGCCGTTTTGGATAATGGTGCCGCGGAACTCCCCCGTAGCCGCAGTGGAAACCGCGGGCACTTCTTCGTATCCGGTTAACAATGCAGCAAGGCGTTCAGCGTTAGCTGATACTGATAATGTATACAGTAACGCGACCAACAGTAAGCGTTTCATCCTATTGCACCTCGATACGATGATTATGTGAGACGGTATCGCTAGCTGCCGTGAATAACGTAGTCCCATAGGTGCTCAATGAATACGCTTCTAATTCCGCTTTAATTGCCGGGAAGACGTTGGAGTCCCAATCGGATGCGTCGCTGTAATCCACGGATATGAAAAATGGCGGATTACTTGAGCCGTTGTGAATGACTAGATAAGCCCCCTCAACAACTAACTTGTGTACTGTACCGTTTTGTGTACTAACTGCTGTGCGACTTATCGTTGCTTTCAATGCCATAAGTGATCCCATTAATTTGAGGTCAATCCCATACCCAAGCTATTGTCCATTGCCCGTAAATGCGAGTGCCTCTGCCCTCGCTGTAGTTAGCTGGCCAATGGCCAGCTTGTCTAACACCCGCAAGAGGTTGTCCTTGGTTGATCAGAAACTGCGGAGGTTCATGTTCTGAAATCTCGCTCGTGTTGAACCCGTAGATCGTGAAACCAGTGCCGGCGATGATGTTCGAGGCGGCGTCGAGGTCGTTGGCGTTCAGGTCGGGCATCTTGCGCTCCGCGATCTGTCGCACCTGGTCCGCGGTGATCCGGCCGACCATCTCGCGGTTCGGCTCACCCGAGCCCTTGTCGATCCCCGCCGCCTCCTTGATCAGCACCGCGGCGGGCGGGGTCTTGGTGATGAACTCGAACGAGCGGTCCTCGTAGACCGTGATCTC